GAACAGGTCAGTCTTGCTACTGTAAAAGACGGCAACAACTATATCCTTTCATGGATGGGTATTTCACCGGAAGATTTGAAAAGCTATTTTCTTATCTGTAAAGAATATTACAAGTCGTTCTTTAAAAGTTCCAATACGGACAAATTGGCTCTCATAAGTCGTTTTATCAATTATGACTTCTTGGATGGCAGTAAGGATATTATACAAAAGGAACTGGACGAAATTTCATCTAAGAAATCAGTTATCCAAAGCAAAAGAGATCGTGCGGAAGGGAGTGTAGAAGCATTGCGGCAAATGATAGAGGATGCCGTTAATTTCGACTTCGAAGCGGATCGAAAGGAAAGGATCGAAAGGGTGGAAAGTAAAATTAAGTCTTTAAAAGAAGATATTGATTCTGCTAAATACAATATTGACTATAACAAGAAAAACATTGACAAAGGAAAGAAAACACTTGAAGTCTTGGAAGAAGAACTTCGAGAAGCCGAAGAAAAGAAAAAGAAACTTCCTTCTACTAAGGAAATAGAAGATGTGATTGAATCCGTCAAAAAAGAACTTGGAAAAGCCAAAGAAGATCAGAATGAGATTTTGGAAACAAAAGAAGAGCTTTTGAAAATCCATGACGAACTGAAAGTGTCTCTTCGGAAAGTTCTTGTAAACCTTTCTGGGACGATTACATGTCCTAAATGCAAGCATAAGTTCTTGACACTTCAAGACACCACACTTGAAAAGGAAGAGAAGAAAAAAGAGAAAATAGGGAAACAGGAAAAGGAAGTTGTCGGGGAAATAACATCTTTGGATGAATCCCTAAAGGAATACGAAGACCTTATTTCTTCTTTCATTCAAGTGAAAAACGAACAGGAGGATGAACTTGACAAAATCCGGGAAGCAGGAAAAGAAATTTCATCTGCTGTCTATAAGATCACAAGTGAAATAGAATCTGAAAAGTCCAATATTTCCATTCTTGAAAAGCGAAACAAAGGGCTTTTAGAAAACATAGCTGCCGGAAAAGAAGATGTAAAACGTCTGGAAAAACAGATAAAGGAAATCGAAAAGGAAACGCCTTCTTCTATTGATACTTCTTCACAGGAAAAGCAAATAGAAGAAATGATGCTTGCTATCGCAGGGTATGACAAGGAAATGACGGAATTGGAAAACGAAATGTTTCGCAAGAAAGAGTGGATAGGAAGATTCAAATCATTCAAGATGTATCTTGCGATAGAACAGTTAAAGAATATTCAACTTCGAGCAAACAATATCCTGAAAGCAGAAAACAGCGATCTTAGAATCGTCATAGAAGGATTTAAGACGAAAGCAGACGGAGACATAAAAGAAGAGATAACGCCTTATGTAGTCCGGGATGAACCGGAAAACTTTTGGTATTATAGTGGTGGAGAACGTGCAAGAGTGGAAATTGCCCTGATTATAGCCATACAAGGGATGATAAACGAGACGAACAAATGGGGAGGATTGCAATTCCTTTCCATTGATGAAATTACGGAAGGACTGTCTAAAGAAAGTCTGTATGACGTGATAGAAGCGTTGGAGTTCATTCAGTTTCCTATACTTGTCACAACCCATATTTCGAATGAAAACGCTTCATGCAAAACGCTTAAAATAGTAAAGGAGAACGGCATAAGCCGTATTGAACAATGAGTAAAGAAACAGAATTGAAATTTTACATAGGGATAGATAACGGCGTGACCGGTTCTATAGGTATAGTAGGGAAAGAACTGACCTATTATGAGTTCATGGAAACACCTATCACATTCGGGCAGGATTACACAAAAGCAAAGAAGAATGTGTCAAGGGTGAACGTAACGGCACTTGCCGAAGTAATTCATACTCTAAAGGGATATGGTTTGTGTGTGGCCGTCTTGGAACGTCCTATGAAAAATCCGGCAAGGTTTGATTCCACATGTTCCGCTATGCGTGCTTTGGAAGCAGAACTTACCGTATTGGAGCTTTATAATGTTCCTTATATGTTTATAGATTCCAAAGAGTGGCAAAAGGAAATGCTACCTAAAGGGATTGCAGGAACTAAAGAATTGAAAAAGGCATCTCTTGACATAGGAAAAAGGCTGTTCCCAGAGATAAACTCAAAACATCCTGATAGAGATGGAATTTTGATAGCGGAATACGCAAGAAGGAAATGTATTCTCTAAACAATTACCAGAAGGAAAGCGAGAAAATGTAAGAATATATTTTGACATGTAAGAATAAACTATTACATTTGCCACATCAAAAAGTAACAAACAAAACTATAAGACAATGGCTAATCAGAAGTATTTTAACATTTTTGTACTTTCCTTCCTTGATAGGATTGAAGGGATTGAGCACGATTTGAGTTATCTCAAAAGGAATACAAGTAATAAAAGCGGGATTGAATCTGTGGAAGAATTCCTTCGTATTTTGAAAGATAAAATCAAAGATTTACAACATGATAAGAATTTTTTGCGAGAACGAGAATTGTCCCAGAAAGGGAGTGAAATCACCGATTGCGAATCCTAAGTATGTGTTTCGTGACGAAAAACTTGTTCCTATGAACATTCCAGTTTGCCCTGAATGCGGAAAGCAAATGTCTTATGAGGAAGAAAAGAGCACAGAAATGCCTAATCTTTCAATAGGCGAGTTTAAAATGATGTCTGATTCTGACAAGAAAAAGGTGTTGAAGGAAAGGTCTAAGGCACTTTCTAAAAAGGACAACAGCGAAGACAAGATACGTCACTACAAGGAAAAAGCAATCAGAAACATGTTGAACGTAAAGATATAAGGAAAGATGGAAAATCTATTGTATGAAAACGTAAAGTACATTCATAGGGTGACAAGAAAGAGCATCCTTGTACTTACTAACTCAAAAGGAGAAATGGAAAGATGTATAGCTCTTACCGTCTTCAAAGGAAAGTCAAGGGACTTTTTTATGAATGAAGCGGAGGGTTACGACATTACAAGTGTGGTAGGGAAATCGAACCTTCCCTCCTATTCGGAATCTTCTGTAGAGAAATTTGTAGAAGAAAGCGATCATATATCTATAGCCTTCGGGCATGACAATTTTATTCTATTTAGAGATGTATTGAAACCTCATGAACGCGGCAAATGATTGTATTCTTGACAAAGCGGTAGGAAAGATGCTTGTTCTTCCTACCGGTGAAGAAGTTGAAGTGAGGTCTGTCAATGTTGGACGGGATTACCGAAGTATAGAGATAGACATTCTGAAAAGCGGAAAGTTGAAATCTATCCGAATGGGTATCACAGGGTTTTTGAAAACAGCAATTTTAAAGGACAAATGAAAAAGAATGTATTGTTAATCACCTGTCTTTCTATTTGTCTTTTCATAGGACTGGGAGGTTGCAAAAGCCGTGTTTCCACAAAGATGGATTACACTTTTACCTTAAAGGACTCTTTAGTCTGGGAAAGAGAAATGACGGACAGCCTTGTAAAAGTTCCCTATTCTATTGTCAATATGGTAGTCAACCCTTCGAAAATGGAAGATGGGGAGAAGAAAGAGACAAACAAAGGACAAGCTAACCTTTCCATAGAAAAGAAAGGAGACACCATTTTCATAGAAGCATCTTGTGATAGTCTTGAATTGACAGTGAAAAGCCTTAGAGAAAGGTTGTCTAAAGTAAGCGAAGAAAACGAAAACTTGAAAGAAGAGGTAAAGGCGGCTCCTAATAGATTGCTTTCTTTCATGGGAGGTATAGGGATGGGTGCTTTTACGGTTTTGATTGCATTATTCATATTACTAAAAGTAACGAAAAGAATTTGAGATTATGGCTAAACTATTAGTATCGGACAAAGAACTGATTAGAAATAAATTTGTCCAAAAGGCAGGAAAGAAATTGAGTGATTATTTGGCGAAAATTGGAACACAATTGCAAGATAGAGTGAATGCTATTCTGCCGCCAGAAATAGAATCTATTGTAGATAGATATCCGTCCATGCAGCCACTTTTGTTTTACAGAAGTATTCCCATAAACGATCTTCTAAAAATAAAGGGTGTCTGTATCTATGAAACCATTCCTTTTGATGGAATAGGGATGCCCCAAAATGTTTTATAATGAATATCTGGACGAATTGAAACGCTTTTTCGAAAAAGATATTTTGGAATGGAGCAAGAAAGCGTGTGAGTTTAAAAAGCTGGAAAACGAAACCAGAAACAGAGTTGCTTGTGCTCTCGACCATATCAACACAGAAAAGCAATTACAAGACAACTTCCCGGAAGCCTATAAGATTTTGATAGAAATCAAAGGCAAGCAAAAAGAAGAAAACAAGTGTGATTCTGTAGAGAATACTAGAGCATTTCTTTCATCCTTAGACAAATAAAATCATGACGAAGAAACAAAAAGAATTGGAAGGCAAAATAATAGAAGCCAACCAGAAATACAGAGAAGGCACTCCTATTATGAGCGATAAGGAGTATGATCTTTTGATCGACCAGTTGAAAAAGGAATATCCTGATAGTGAAATCCTGACAAAGCCTATCATTGAGGAAAATAAAAAGGGTGACAGGATGGAAAAGTTACCGTATCCTATGTTTTCTTTAGAAAAGGTAAAAACAATCAGTGAGATCAGAAGATGGGTTAAAGATGTATGGGAACTTCATCCTACTAACAAAGTTGTCATTACACCTAAATATGACGGCATTTCCCTTTTGGTGGACGAATCGACAAATGAATGTTGGACAAGGGGTGATGGAGTAGAAGGACAAAGAAGTGACCGGCATTACGAATATGTCAATCATGGCAACCCTATGGGAAAGAAATCTTGCTTTACTTTCGGTGAAGCGATTATCCCTATCGGTATGTTCTTGAAAAACGTAAAACCTCTTGGGTATAAGAGTGCAAGAAACGCTGTTGCCGGTGCATTCAATGCAGATGATTTCAATGCACAAGTTCTTGGAAATACCGCTTATGTGAGATATGGCATTATGGATTCCGACAGAGATAAATCCATGCAGCTTGCAGAACTTCGAAACGATTACGGGAATTACGCTACACAGTATTGGGTAACTTCTGCCGGCGTGTTCGATGATAATAAAACAGCCCTCACCTATCTAAACGATTTGTTTGAATCAATCAAGAATTTTAAATGCGATGGACTTGTAATCGAAGTTGATAACAAAACAAAACGAGAAGAATTGGGACGGTTGCCTAATGGGAATCCGCGTTACGCTATTGCTTACAAGAATCCCGACTGGCAAGAACGATACACGACAAAAGTTCAAAAAATCGAATGGAGCATTTCAAAAGACGGCAAAGCAAAACCTGTAATTGTATTCAGTCCGGTGGAATTTGACGGAGCAACTATTTCACGTTGTACGGGATACAACGCTAAATACATTACAGACAATCATATTTCACCAAATGCTTATATTGTCGTATCAAGAAGCGGAGATGTTATCCCTAAACATTTGGAAACGATCAGTTACAGTGTGGAACTTTTTCGTGAAATGTGCGATGGTATGATGATTTGTCCTTCTTGCGGAAATCCGTTAAAATGGGACGAAACGCTTACAGATATTGTTTGCATCAATCCTGACTGCAAAGAAAAGATAATCAAACAAATTACTTATTTCTTTACAACGCTTGAAACGGAAGAAATGCAAGAAGCCACTATCAGAAAATTCTATGAAGGAGGACTTGATAGTGTAGAGAAGATTGTGAATGCAAGCGAAAAGGAATTGTCTCAAATTGGAGGAATAGGAGCGAAATTGTCCAAAAAGTTACGAGGTCAATTCGATAAATATGCGGACAATGGAGTTTCCTTTGCAAAAATCCTTACTGCCTATAATGTGTTCGGTGGTGTGATAGGAGAAAAGACTTGTCAGATGATTTTTGATTCTTTGTCGGACGAAGATGTAAAAGTCTTGTTTAATGACGGTACATTACCCAACAAAACACTTCTTTCTATTGATGGTGTTGCTGAAACTACTGCCACTTCTTTTAATAATGGACTTGCAGTTTTCTTTAATATCATTGAAGATTCACCTTTCCCTATCTCTTATGTAAAAAACAATGTTGTTCTTGCGGACAATCCCGAATCAGTATGCTTTACAGGATTCAGAAATAAAGAATGGGAAGAAAGATTATCCAAAGAAGGGCACAAGGTCGTTTCAGGAGTATCAAAGAACACGACCATCCTTGTAACAAAAGACAAAGAAAGCTCTTCTTCAAAAGTAAAGAAAGCAAAAGAGCTTTCCATTCCTATTCTTACACCGGAAGAGTTTGAAACAAAAATGAGATGGAAAGAAGAAGAAAAGAATGAATAAGATTTACAAGGAGATAGCCTTCGACTTCACCAAAGCATTGAACAAATTGGAATTAAGGACAAGTGTCAGAAGTTTCATCTCTATGCGTAAGACAGAGAAGATTATCTCCTTACTTTTTGAGATCATATTTGATAAACTGGAAAGAGACGGAAAAGTAAACATAAGAGGATTTTGCATTATCAAGAAAATCAAATGTAAAGAAGGAAAGCATTATTTTGAATTTATAGACAATAGAAAGAAATGACATGTACTACTATAGAGAAAAGGACTATTGGTATTTTGGTGCTTTGGAAAAATCAGTTTACAAGAACATTAAACTGATTTCATCCTTTAAACGTAACACTACCAATAAGGAAATATACATAAAATCTGATCCAGCAAAAGATTTCCTTTTAAAAGAGTTTGTTTCCGACAACGAAATAGAAGAAGTTGATCCTCTTTCAATAGTCCGTCCTGGCTGCAAAGCCGAAATAAAGCCTTACAAGGAACTTTTATCCCGAAAGGATATAGAACTATTGATAGACAATCTTCCTCTTTTAAAAAAGCCGAGAAGCTATCAAATGGACTATCTATATTACGCAGTCAATCACGGAAATCATATAAATGGCTCTTCAGTGGGGACAGGCAAAAGTCTATGTTCTGTTCTCTATGCTGAAATGCTTGATCTTTTTCCTTGTATGGTAGTCTGTCCGGCTTCTGTAAAATCCGGTTGGTTGAGAGAGTGGAAAGAAACGAACCCAAACAGACGGGTATCCATCATTTCCACATCTTCCCCACCGGAAGATTTTGAAGCGGACGTGATAGTGATAAACTATGACATACTTGGGAAAAGGGTCACAAAAGAAAACGGAAAAACATCTCTTGAAATAAGATTGGATGGAATGAAAAAGAAATCATTCTCTCTTGTGATAGCAGATGAAATCCATTTTCTCAAAAACAGAAAGTCCATCAGAAGCAAGTCTTTCAAAAAGCTGATACATAAAGTTCCTTCTGTAATAGGGCTTACAGGAACACTTATCATGAACCGTCCGGCAGAGCTTCTAAATATCCTGATGTTAATAGAAAGGATAAAGGAAATTGCACCGGACGACCAGTATCATCATTATTTTTTTGAAAGGTACTGCAATATGAAGGAAACGAACTTTGGTCTGGATATTTCGGGAGCATCCAATATAAAGGAACTGAATCGTCTCTTGAAAGAATGCTGTTATTTCCAGGTAAGTAAAAGGGATGCGCTGAAAGAACTTCCTCCTATTTCGGAAAATGTTGTGGAATGCGAGATCACAAATAAAAGAGCCTATAAAAAGGCAAAGGGCGATCTTTTGCAGTTCATTGAAGATAAGTTTAAGGACGAAGAAAAGGTTGAAAAAGCTGCAAGGGCAGAGTTCCTTGTAAAACTCTCGACATTAAAGCAATTATCCTTAGAAGGTAAAGAAAAATTTATCAAAAAATGGGTGGAAGAGTGGATGGAAGCAAACGAAGAAGAAAAACTTTTGGTATTTGCCTCACAATCCACAATCCTTACAAAGATAGCCGGAGAGTTTAAGGAAGGGCTTCTTATTACAGGGGGCACTACCACAAAGAAAAGGGACGAAATTTTGCAAAAGTTTTTCTTACAAAAGGAAAGTAGGTTGCTTTTTGCAAATATAGGCTGTCTTGGTACTGGTGTGGACGGGCTTCAAAAGGTTTGTTCCAATATGGCTATCTTAGAACTTCCACCGCGTCCGAGCGACCTTGTGCAAGTTATAGGAAGATTGGAAAGAAGCGGGCAGGAAAATCCGGTTACGATTCAATACCTGCTATCACCGGAAACGATCGACCGAGACTTGTGGGAGATGCTGAAAGGAAAGAAAGATGTTACGGACATGTTGAACAAAGGATTCCAGGACGATACCAGTCTTATGATCCTTCAAAAGTATAAGAATGAGCGATAAACGAAAGGGAACACGGATCATTGAGGTTTGGACGGATGGAAGCTGCAATGCTAACCATCCCAAAAAACTGGGAGGTTCTGCCGTTTACATCAAATGGAAAGACAAGGAATATCATATAACCAAAGGACGTTCCTATACTACGACAGGAAGAAGAGAAACAGAAGCGATTCTTCTTGCACTTCGAGCAATAAAAAAGAATTTGAATGTAAAGGCAACCTTCTATATCGACAGCCAGTATGTTGCCAATCAGTTTCGTCACAAGTTCCTTGATTGGGCAAGGGAGAATCTTCATGTAGAAAATCAGGATTTGTGGGATGCTATATTTTCGGAAATGTTGTTGCATAGAAAACTTCGTGTTTCCGTAAAATGGATAAGAAGCCACCAGAAAGACTACAGCGATCCTATTGTATGTGGCAATTTCATTGCAGACTATATGGCTAATTACAAAAATTTTAAAGAGTATGAAAAAGAAAATCATTTACAATAACTTGATCCCTTTTAAGGGATTTACAGCAATCACTCTATTTCCGTTCATTTTTGCAAGGAAAGAATACGAACCTTTAGGAATGAGAACAATCATACATGAGAACATTCATCTAAATCAGCAAATAGAACTTCTTATAGTATTCTTCTATTTGTGGTATGTGATAGAATGGATTGTAAGATTAATTCAATACAAAGATTCCCATGAGGCTTACAGAAACATTTCTTTTGAGCGAGAGGCATATGAAAATGAATATGATGATGAATATTTGGACGTAAGGAAACCTTACGAATGGATTCATTATTTAAAAGGGTGACAGAAACAAACGAAAAGAAGATGTTATGAAATGGAGTAAATATCAATTGGACATTTTTGATGCTTACGAAAACACCAACAAAAACATAGTGATTGATGCAACTGCCGGTTCTGGCAAAAGCAGAACGCTCAAAGAGTTATGTAATCGTACGCCAGAAAACAAATCATGTCTTTTTATGGCATTCAACAAAAGCATAGCGGAAGAATTAAGATCGAAACTCCCTTATTATGTCGATTGCTATACTTTCCATGCGCTTGGACTTCGTACAATGATGAAAAATTTCCGGTTCAAAGCAAAAGTGAATGACGGCAAATGTTTCAAACTCTGCACGAAGCTGTTCCAATACAAAAAGATGGAATTTAAAGAAAGAATGAAGTATTTCTTTGCACTCCAGACATTGTGGGAACAAACAAGACTGTCTCTTTGCAAGATAAATGAAGAAAACATTGTTCCTATTACGATAGAATTTGATCTGGATTACGAAGAAGAAATGATTCCCGACCTTCTTGAAATTGAAAAGGCATGGAGAAATGATTGTACAAGGATAAACAACAATCTTGCTTTTGAAATAGATTTTGTGGATATGCTTTGGATTCCTTACACATTTTTAGAGCTGGAAAGTTTTCCGAAATACAATGTTGTGATGGTTGACGAGCTTCAAGATTTTTTCACACTTCAAAAGAATATTTTGCAAAATTTAATAAAACCAAAGGGAAGGTTTGTAGGCGTTGGTGACAGGAAACAAATAGTGTACGGCTTCATTGGCAGCGATTTAAACATATTCAACTCTCTAAAAAATAGCCCCAACACAGTTACACTTCCTCTTTCTGTCACATACAGATGCAGCAAAAGGATAGTCGAAGAAGCTAATAAGGTATTCCCTGGGACAGAATGTGCAGAAGGAGCAAAAGAAGGTATTGTCAGAAAAGGTGAACTAAACGAAGCTACCAGCGGAGATTTCGTTTTGTGCCGAAATAACCTTCCCTTAGTGGCAGCTTTCCTGCAACTCCTTAGAGAAGGAAAGAAATCATCTATAATGGGACGTGATTTTGGGGAAAACATTTGCCGTCTGATGGAAAATCAAACCAGTCTTGACGATATGTACCTTCTGTTGGACGATAAAAAACGAAAACTTATAGAAAGAGGCATTGCGCCTGCCTCTGTGAAAAACCATCCGTCTTATGCTTCTTTGGAAGAAAAAGTGAAGATTGTGGAATTGCTATACGAAACGCATCAAGGAAATTTCTCTTCCTTAAAAGAAAAAATCAGAAACGTTTTCTCTGAAGACAAGAAAGGTATCATCCTATCCACTATTCATAAGAGCAAAGGATTGGAAGCTAACCGTGTTTTCTTTTTGAACCCAGAGCTACTTCCGTCCAAATATGCAAAAACACCTAAAGCGTTGTACGCAGAAGAGTGTCTTAAATTTGTGGCAATTACAAGGGCAAAAGAAGAATTGGTTTATTGCCATATCAATGCGGATATTGACCTCCATAAGTAACAAAACATACAAGGTGGAATGGCGTTGAAATCTTACTTTTAACAAATATTTTCACATTTCACCTTGTGATGTAATAATATATTCTTACATTTGCAGCGTAAAACGATAACATTAAATTTTTAGATTATGGGAATTTGTGGATGGATTTGTATAACATTCATGTTTATTGTAGCGTGTTTCACGGTTAATTCAATGTTTGATAGTTATATTTATTTTAAGAGTGAAAATTTTGAAAAAGAAGATGAAGAAAAAGAAGACTAAACTGTACATCATTGTACCTCATGAGAACGGAAATGTAACCCTTTTTTCGGCTGACAAAATAGAAGGACTTGTTCCTTTCCTTCCTTCGATGGAAGCAATAGGAACAAACGTAAAACTTCAAATGGCAAAATGGAAAAGAGATCATTCCTACAAGCCGCAACCGCTTACACTTAGTGTTCCTTTGGATATTTTCTTAAAAGTGAAAGCTATTACAGGTGGGAAATGGAATGAAATACCTGTCAATCAAGGATGCAACGGTGTCCCTTCGGTACTTTTAATTCCAAACAAAAGGGAAACAAAAGAAGATGAACATAGTTGATGGGATCGTAGGGAATACTTTCATTGCTATAGACAGTGAAAAGCAAGCAATGAGATGCGACCAGATTCAAGAAGAAGGAAAGCTCGCGCTGACTGTTTCTTTAAAAAACTCACATAGATTTGGAAGAAGTCTTTCGGAAGCTATAAAATATGACTACTCCTATGTTGTGGAATGTATTTTGAGCACAGGCGACAGTTTCAGAGCCACAAGCGGACTTCTTTTAATGGATATGTGGGGAGACTGGATTACAGTTCTAAGATCGGAAGGGATACCGCTATTTTCCTATGATTTTCTTGAAGACAGCAAGCAAGCTAAAGACTTTCTTTTCATAGAAAAAGTAAACTTCCTTCCACTGCCGGAAATTATTTTTAATCTTAAAACAGACGACCCTTCCCAAAACTTCGTTGTTCTTCCTAAAGGAAGTGACGGATGTGATTACACAAAAGGGATAGTAGTTCAATCGTTATTTAAACAGTGATAACATGTATTTTGAATCAGTTGTAAATTATTGGACGGATAACCCGGACGATTTCAAACCTCCAAGAATCCAGGTAAAGAGGCATCTTCTTGTTAGAGGTTACACCTATACGGAAGCGGAAGCAGTGTCCATAGAATGGGGGACAAAAGAAACAGAGGAAGAAATCAAAATATCACCCATTAAGGAGCTATCCATTTATACAGTGATAGAAGATGATTCTGCTGGCAAATTCTTTAAGGTTGATGTTCTTTACCCGGAAGAAACACCTAAAGGGAAAATCAGAATACAAAAGGTCTCTTTAATGGTTCAATCCGCATCAGATGTAGAAGCGATCGAGGTTGTAAAGAAGTATTTCGATTTTCTTCCTACAAGAGATGAGTTGGTAATTAAAGCTGTTACATTAACGGAAATCGAAGAATATCTTAAAATAGATGAATAAATGAATGTACTTAGTTTATTTGATGGAATGTCATGCGGACAAATAGCATTAAAGGAATTGAATATTCACATTGATACTTATTATGCTTCCGAGATAGACAAGTTTGCTATTAAACAAACTCAACTAAATTTCCCGAATACAATACAGGTGGGAGATGTTAGGAAAGTAAATGTATTGGATTTACAACCCATTGATTTATTAATAGGAGGGTCGCCATGTACCAACCTATCTTTCATAGGGTCAAGAAAAGGTCTTTGCACAAAAGAAAATATTGAAATCCTATCGCTCGATCAATACATTGAACTAAAAGAACAAGGCCTTGAATTTGAAGGGCAATCCTATTTATTTTGGGAGTACATGAGAATACTTACAGAAATAAGAGAATACAACCCCAATATATTGTTTCTATTGGAAAATGTAGAAATGGGAAAGAAATGGGAGTCTGTTTTTAATAAAGCCATTGGAACGCAAGGAATCCATATTAATTCATCTCTTGTATCTGCTCAAAGCAGGGAAAGGATATATTGGACGAACATAAATGGCGGAAACATTCCGCAACCTAAAGATGAAGGATTGTTTTTAAGAGATATATTGGAAGATGAAGTGGATGAACACTTCTTTCTTTCTGAAAAGGCTCTTAAAGGGATCGAACTTCACAAAGAAAGAAACAAAGAAAAGAAAAACGGGTTCGGTGCAGACATAAGAAAACCTTCTGACAAATCCCAAACCATACGAGTAGGTGGAAAAGGCGTATATGATTTGGTAAGTATTCCTTCAAGAAAAGTAATCCAGTTGAACAAAACAAATGAATTTGGGAAACAACCAAGACAACAGAACAGGATATATGATCCACAAGGAATATCCCCTGCGGTTTTGACAAACATGAGTTGCGGAAGCCATGCTATATTAGATAATTTCCGCATACGAAGACTTACTCCTACTGAATGTGCAAAATTGCAAACCATTCCTGAGTGGTACAAATGGCAATGCGGCAACACTCAACAATACAAGATGCTGGGTAACGGCTGGACAGTAGAAGTTATAAAGCATATATTCGGTTATATGATAGAATAAAAACAGTTTTGTATTTTCCATAGTAATTTAAGTTAGATGATTCGCAAGGGAAAGATGGTTTGGGAAAATAATCTTTCCCGATTTTTAACTACATAAAACTATATCAATATGAGCAAAAGAAATACAAAGTTTCAAAAGTTGGCGTTGCTTATTAATTCAATAGATCGCCCTTTTGAGTTTTACGACCTTGCAAAACATACTTTGTTCTTTGCTGGCACGCTTAGAAAAACAATTTCCTATCTTTGTAAGGCAGGATACATCGAAAGGATTGAAAGAGGACGTTACAAACGATCCAAAACGATACCGGACGATATGAAGATCATAGATTTAGAGAAAATGGCTTATAAACGAAAATAATATGAATTTGACGACAATAATACTTTCAATTATAGTAGTACTCCTACTGGTTGCTGTTATTGTCCTTTGGTTCAGGGTCAGGATTTTAAAAAATCATTTGCTTTATATCAATTCCAGAATTGACTCTGTAAGGCTTAACTACCTATTAGGATTAAGAAACAACTTAATTACATCTGAAAGATTTGAAGATGTAGAATATATCAATGAATTGATAAAAGATGAGTTTGGTATAGAAGATTTTAAAAATTTTTCAATGGATAATTTGATTGACATATTGTAAACAGTTATGAAAGATGTAAGTTTAGAGGAAAAAGAAGGTGTCGCTATAGAACGTATTCATAAGTTCGCAAAAATAGCTGATGCAATGAGATTTGATGTGTGTGTTGGCTTTTCTGGTGGGAAAGACAGTCAAGTCGTTTACGATTTAATGAAAAGAAGTTGTGTTCCGTTTAAGGCGTATTACAACAAGGCTTTTGAAAGTAACATCACAAAGAACTTCATTAAAGAACATTATCCAGATGTTATTTGGAGGCAAGATCACCATTTTGGATTTATTCAAAACATTCATGTAAACCACAGCGGAATGCTACCTACTGTTTTTAGAGCTTATTGTTGTGATGATTTTAAACACAATAAAAAATACATTGATCCTTGTTCTATAACAGGCGTTAGAAGGGCAGAAAGTAAAAGCAGGAAACAACGTACTACTATTGAAGTTAAAAATAAAACAACGCTCAAAAAGAACAAAGAATTAATTGATTCTTATTTTGAAGAACATTGCCAATCGGTAGGAAACCAATCTATTATACAATTAAAACCTATTATTGATTGGACAGATCAAGATGTATGGGATTATATACATAAACATAATCTTCCTATTAATTCTGAATATGAGTTAACGTCTCGTGTAGGTTGCATTATTTGCCCTAAAGCTAATCTGGACAAGAATTACATTTATCTTTTAAAATATCCAAAATTAATAGATGCCTTTATTCTTGCTAAAGAAAAAGGGTTACAGGTAGATTGGACAATAAAATCAGATGGGAACAAAGATTATTCAAGCAACAAACCTTACTATATTTGCAGATGGCTCAATCATTCTTTTGCACCATTTTCCAAAAGTCAAGAGCATAAATATAAATTAGTTCGAGAAAAATACGATAAAATGAAGCAAAACAATAAGTAATCATGGAAATAAAAGTAAAAAGAATTACACCTATTGATTATCCATACACAATAGGCAAAATGTATATTGATGGAGAGTATTTTTGCGATACTCTGGAAGATACGGACAGAGGATTGTCCCAAGATATGTCAGGAGAAGAAATAAAATCAAAAAAAGTGTACGGACGAACCGCCATCCCTACTGGTAGATATAAAATTCTTATGAATGTAGTGTCGCCTAAATTCAGTAAAAAACAATTCTATATGGATGTTTGCCAAGGCAGAGTACCCAGATTAGAAGGAGTAAAAGCGTTCTCTGGAATTTTATTACATTGCGCCGCTACAGCCTACAATGTAAAAGGTTGTATAGGTGTAGGGTACAACACTATCAAAGGGCAACTTACCAATAGTAAAGAGGCATTTGAAAAGATGTACAAAAAACTTTCTTCTACTGGCGAGGAAATTTGGATCACAATCGAGTAAAAATTCCTGTATAATGTACAAAAGTATAAATTCGAGTTATTAACCTATTAACTGGAAAGGAGGTGAGAAAGAAAGACTATCCTAATTTATCATATCAATAAAGTTCGTTTTAATAAAGGAGGAAGCCGAAAATCCTTAATAGAGTAGGCATTTAACATTCTCGTTGTTAGTAAATTACGTTAATTACAAAAGGGAGCTTTGAACTCAAACAATCAAGTCGGTTCTCCGCTCCCTTTCTCTTTGTTTAAACAAAATATTTAAAAGTATGTATAACGAAAAGAAGAGTATTCCGGTCTTTTATTTCCCTATCGAAAAGCCAAAAGAAACATTGCTTTTTCAAAAGGACACCACAAAAATAGTAACAATTCCCAAAGATTCAAAATATCCTGAACTACATGGAGAGTTGTTTTTAGGATAGGATGCTTTAATCATAAGCTCTGAAAACCGTTTTCCTGTTTGGAAGAATGGAAGGATCAAACCTTGCTTTCAGTCTAAACAGGATTTCTTTTTGTAGTGTTGTTTCTTGCATTTTCATTTTTATCCTTGTTCCTCTGTAATCGCACAATATCCATTCCTGACCTTCCCTTTTTAGAAGAGACAGACTTGCTCTTAGTCCTGTGTTCACAAGAAAAACCTTTACAGAGGGACTTATTTTTACCTTTCCTCCTTTTTCTATTCTTGCAAGATACCTTTTAAGTTCCGGTAGCAACTTCTTTCTTCCGTCATTCTCCTGGTTCTGTCCTTCCAAAAGTTTTATCCCTCTTTCCAACCATTGCAATTTCCTTCCTATTTCGTCCTCTTCCATTTCCCTTAGTTTGGACTTTATATTTCTATCTGTAATGGGTGTAATGGGCAGTCCTCCCCAATAGAAACCGTTTTTAGGACAAAGCTCGTTAAACCTTTTTAAACGGTTTAGATACACGTTTATTTTCCTGTCCTTGATAGTCATACCCTATTTCAGTTTAAGAGCTTTCAAGCGTTCTTTCACAGATAATTTCACTTCATCATCCAAATAAGTAGCCTCCTGTACTTCATAAGGTGACATTTCATCCAGGAACTTTTGGTTTTGCTGTTCAAGTTCGTCCCAATTGGCAGCACGGATCAGATCGCCCGGCAGCATAATTTTTTCTCTTCCAAGTATCATCTTATTAAAGCCGTTGAAGTCCTTATAATAACTTGTAGCAAGCTGATTCACCAATACTGTAGGATCAAGACCGGATTTGGCAGCGACAAGACCAATTATAATCGAATTGATGGGAAGTGTACGGAACACACGTGAAACGTTTTCCCGTCCATGCAATGTGGCCGTAATATCTATCTTTCCGTCCACAGTCAGCTTTAGTTCGTTTCCCTTTACTTCTTTCCTGGCTTGTTCAAGCATGTTTCTGATCTCTCTTTCAAATATCAATGCCTTATCCTCTAAACCTTCTTCCAAGTATTTATGATACCTTCCCTGTAGGTCTATGATAATGGAGTTGATGATTTGCAGTCTCCCGGCTTCCGTTGCGACCTTATATTGATTAGAAGAAGCGAGAAACACTGCACGCTTGCTTTCTATTTCTGCTTTTTTTCTTGCGAAGATAGATAGAAGTTCCTTTTGTGTCAGGTTGATTTTCTTTTCTTGTTTTAGGATTTTCTGGACATCTTCAACGCCGTTCATTTCCCCAAATAGTTTCACAATATAGGAAAGAATATCAGGCGTAACAGACGAAAGCATTTCTTTTCGGTAAATGTCGTTGAAAACCGCTTTTTTTGCCCTTATATCCTCTATGAGAGGCATTATATATATTTCCTTTTGCCGTTGTGCCTTTTCTGCTGCTGTTTTCGTTCCTCCATGTCGGATAACAAAACCTTTTGCGGAATAACTTTTAAGATCGGCCGTAAACTCTTCCCCTTGGCTACCTTCAAAAACAAAAAACCTTTGGGGCGATTCCGACAATGCCCTTTCCGCCATTTCAAGAGCAACAAAGGCATCCTTTAACTCTTTAGAGGCTGTTTGTATTACCTCTGGCGCGTTCTCTATTATTTCGAGGAAATCTTTTTGTCCTATTTGGGGGAATGATTTTAGTTCCTGATTAATTTTCTGTTTCTTCATTATCTATATCCTCCAGATTTGATTTTGTAATTTCCTCACTATTGAATTGAAAGCATTCTGATTTATCCAGATAGGGACATTTATCTATAAATTTGCAACCTTCACATCTAATAGAAGGCTTGCTAACAGACTTTTGTAACTTCATATTGATGAATTTTTAATGTTTTGTTTCCGACAAAGTTACAACAAAAGAGAAGCAAAACAAGTCCCTGTCTATACATCACGTACCGGCAGGGACAACAACTAAACTAATTACTAAATACTAATAATAACATAAACTAACATTACGACAATATGGTTTTCTACTTTGTTAAGGTAAAGATAATTATTCTTACCGAACTTCCGGGTAAAATGCCATTTGTTTTAATTGATACATCTTTAATCTTTTCCCGTTCTCTATTTTATATCCGACATATACCAATTTGTATATGAACTGATAAAAGTTACCTGGCAAGAACTTTTGCTTTTGAGGTTTTAATATGTTTTTGACAAAATAACCCTTATAGAAAAACCCTTGCATTCTTTCTGAATCGCTAAGCAAAAGTGTTTTCACAATATCCGTTTTTTTATCCAGATAGAAACAATACTCACATGTACTATACTTCCATGTAGTAAACTTTACTCCGTCTTTGGAAACATAGTGTAAAGTTTTGCCTTTCCTTGTGTCCATGTATTGGTAACTATATACCAGTTTCTTTCAAAACGCTTTGTAAAATACTTTCTCCATCAAACTGGAATTCTATCTTTTCCCCATCATCACAAGAAACAACGATTTTCCCTATTTCGTCATACAAGACAATGCTTTGTATATTCTTTGCCGTTCCTATATCTCCATTTACGACATACGTCATTGAACTTAAATCGAGAGAAACAAGTTCTAACATATCGTCTGTGTATTGTGCAATAGGTTTGCCCCTTTTTATTTTAGTTAGTTTATCCGGTTTGATAGTGGCAATACTATATTTATCAAAATATTTATTGATATCCTGTGCACTCACACAAAAGCATATATCAACTACTTTCGTTCCAAAAGATAGTTTTATTCCGTCAAAATATAAATTTCCGTTCCAATCGTCTATACATTTTAAAGCAGTATCAAATATATAAAAATAATTGCCTGAAAATTCACTACTTTCTTTTAGTTCAAAAGAAAATTCAGAAAATTTGTAATTATTGTCTATACAATATGCCTCGTTACATGTAATTATTTTTATTTCCTTTGATCCTTTGATAACTTGAATCATAAAATAAGATAGCCCAAATTTCTTACATAGTTTTTGTTGTGTTTTGATACAATTTACAAATGATTTCGTGTCTTTCAGACAAATATTCATTTCTTTGTATAGTTTCGGGAAAACTGATCTGTAGTCTAAAAACTTTTCTTGCTTTTCAAAAGAATAAGACACTATTTTATCTGTGGCTGTATTTTTTACCGTAACTTTATACGTTGTTTCTTCTTCATATTCAAGTTTTTGCTTTTCTTCGATAACTGTAAATTTACAATTACCAGAACCAATGTTTTTAAGTACGTCAAACGGTATTAATATATCTTTAGTTTCTCCTAAAGCGTTTTTAACGTTAACTTTTTTTGCTTTTAATACAAAGTAATTTGTTGCATATATTGTACTATCTGTTAGCGACAAATGTACCGTATTTTCTGTGTATCGATTTGCAATATCCTTTCTCTCTGTTTTTACAGAGGTCAAAGATTTAATTACTTCTTCACTTAATTCTACTTCAAAAGAAGTCGCTTTTTGTCCTTCTTTTGCTTCTACTTCTTTAGTAAATTCTAATTTATCTTTTGCGCCAGATAACTTTTTAAATCTTTCCAGATATTCAAATACTTTAATAATGTCAAAACTGCATTTAAAATTTCCCTTCTCAATAGAAGCAATGTTATCCGTTACACGACAAAGATAGGATATTGTGTACTTTTCGAATGAATCTACCTTAGTGTAACACGGTGATTTTTCTAAAGTTTTTTTATATTGATCTGAAAAATAAGGTCTAACGCCTGTTAATTTGCCTTGTTTTGTCGCTTCTATATTCTTTTCAATAAAAGCATAAATATCTTTTATCGTGTATGTTCCTGGATCAGCGTTTTTAAAAAGTTCCTGGAAATAAACCTTTGCGATAGCAAAAAGTTCTATAAAAATATCCATAAACAATGTATCTGTATTATTAGTCGCTTTCATGATTATAATATTTTAAATTGTTAATAATTAGTTATTGTTTGTTGTGTGGTTTGTCCAAAATAGGAACGGACAAGGTATTTATAACTTTATTGTTCCTTCATTATATTATTTTGTTCTGTAATCACCCGCGTAATCGTTCCAAATTCTATAATCATTTTTATATTGAGTTGATTTACGCCTTATTTTACGGCAAGTTGTATCTTCTCCACCGCGTTCGATATAGTCTAGCTTTTTCTTTAAAACCGCACTAATTAACGGGTAAACGTCTAAATAATTATCCTCTAATTTATCAAACTCAATCACTTCATTGCCAATAGCTCTAATTAACGCTTCGTCTAAACGCTTTATAATATCGTCTTTTACGTAATTATATCTTTTTATAAAATTATCTTTCTTTTCCATAACCATAATATTTTATTTGTTTGTAAAACTTTATTATCTTAATATACAAGGCGTTTTGCTTAGCGCCCTTTATCTTTATTTATAATATTAATACCTTCAGGCAATACATTTGCGCAAATCAAATCATTAATCAAATCAGAAGGAACTTTTTTAGTGTAATCTAACCAATTAAAACAAAGCTCGTTTTTGTGATCATAAAATATTACATTATTCCAACTTATCCCAAAAGAAACAACCGCTTTTTTTATTTCGTATTCTTTTTGTGCTTTTGCAATAGCTTTGTTTCTTTCATCTTCAATCTCTTTTAGTTCCTTTTGTTTTTGCTCTTCTTTTCTTGCTTTGTCCCTTAGTTCCTTTTGTGCATTAGATGCGTAGCCTAATTGATATAAATTTTCCAATGCTTCACAATCTTCTTTTGAGAGCTGCTTATATACACGGTCTTTTCCTTCTATTTTTAATTTGCTGTCACTTCTTTTCTCTATCTCTTGAATAGCTTCGTTTGCTAAATTTTCCCAATTTTCGGCAACACCCAAACGAAACACAAGATAATAAAATAAATTTTTGTCATCCGAAGCGTTACGCAAAATTTCGATCGCTTTCATATCAGAAATATTATACATTTCCGAAATTTCTTGATTTGATTTACCTTCGTTGATATGATAACGAATGTTATCTATATACATTGGTTGCCCTAAATGGTTGCAAGTATGCAATTTTTCAAATATAGAAAGTTCAGGTTTAAAATAGGTGATAATATCGCCTATTGCACCGGAAATAAAATCATAATAACGTCCGTTACCTTTTTTTATCTTAATGCTTCCAGTAAATGAAAAGGTTAAATATCCATTTTTACACTCGTCATCTAATTTTATTAGATAATCAAATTTATAGTCACCAGGATATAAAATTTGATTATCTAATCTTATTTCTTCTCTGAAATATTTAAAAAATGATCCAGAAAAACCTATTTTATTTACAAATTCTTTTCTTTCGTTGTTGTTAGCTGTAGTTGTCATAATGTTTAATGCGTTTTGTCAAGGTTTGCGCACCTTGTTTAAAAATTATTTTAGTTGTTGTTATTATTAGTTCTTTTCTTTGATACAAAAGTAATACTTTATTCTTACATAACAAGGGAAATACAGTTAAGAAAGGTTAATTTACCTCTTTTTCTTTGTTTAGTTTGTTACTTTTTGATAGCCCTTCTATGCCAACATAAAGCACTGCCAAAAAAACAGGGAAAGAAAAAATAACATGTATAATGTTATTAGCTTCTAAAGTCAAGCACATAAGAGCTAAAACCAAACTCGCTAAAAATATTCGAATAATAGAAAAAACCATTGCTTTCATATATTGTTATTGTTTATCTGTTTTATTTATTGTATCGTTAACACTTATTTTTACTGTCTTTTTAAAGGAAATACCGCGCTTTGTTACTTCATAGGGCGTGAATGTAACCCCTTTCCCTTCTTTATCATGCCCTGTTATCCTTCTACAATTTACGCCGGCGTGCTCCCTTACAAACTCTTTTGCTTTCTGGAGGGAGGCAAATTTTTTGCCTCCGACACTCCAGTAATACACCCGTTTTTCCATAATTTAAAAATTATATTTTTCTTGTATGTAGTTTGAAAGTTCGTATAAATCAATTCCAGACCCAGCAAACACTCTTTCAAACTTTTGTAAAGCTCTTTTGCATGCGTTGTAATTTTCTTTCGTTCCTCCAAACTCTGTTTGAAAATCTTCAAAAAAATAGCAGTCTGTCGCTATCTGACAATCTGAAAGAAATATATAGAGCATTTCGAAAATATCTATTTCCGTTTTGCCCGTTTGCCCGGTTTCGAAATTATGCAAGCTATCGAAAAAATCAAACTTTGCACTATTTTCCCCAAATTTGAACTTTACAATATAGTGGTTGTGCGATTCCGGGTATTTGTTATCCCATTTGCAAACCTTCGTATTTGATAGGGTGCATGTAAGTTCTATTTTCTTGTCGTTGCAGTCTAAAACCGCTTTTTTGCTATCACCGTTGCTAACAATAGCGGGCTGATCTTCAAATTTTTCGCTTTCCGTTTTTTCGATCAAACGGTAAACGTTGCAATACCCGCAGCTTGTTACGATCAAATATTTTGTTTCGTGCATTTCAAGTAAATAACATTTGCTATCCTCAAACCAAATTTCATAGCAAACACCGTCATTGTCAAAAAGTGCCTTTGTGTCAACCTGGTATTCTTTTTCAAAAACACTTTCAGGAAAGGAAAGAGAGGTATCAATACCCTTTCCAAGTTCCGCGTAATCAAATCTACACTCTTTGGTAGCTTTTTGTAAATTTGTACGCTTACCTGTTACAAAACCATTTAAACGATAAATTGCTTTAACGCTGTTTACTAAGTTCTTTACCTGGTTTACTGTTAATTTCTTTGCTTCCATGATTGTAATTAGTTTAGTTGTTATTATTAGTTCTTTTCTTTGATACAAAAGTAATACTTTATTCTTACATAACAAGGGAAATACAGTTAAGAAAGGTTAATATAGTAGGAAAATGAGTGTATTTATAATGATAGTTTGTTACTTGGTGTATCGAAATGTGCGAAATGATAGCGCGTTATCGCGCGAATGCAGCACATTTCGAAAGAAAAAGCAGTATTACCCTACCAATTAAAAAGACCCCTATAAAAAGAGCTTAAAATAACTTGATACACAAACAATTGAATATCAATAAATTAGCTAAAAATCGGGGAAACTTGTGCAAGAAAATAGGAAAAGAGTATGTCAAGGAACAGGAAATACTGTTATTTAGACTAATTCTAAATAAGGAAAAAGCAACCAGGAATAACTGTACATTGGCTTTTGTGTTACTACAAGCAAATAAAAGTGTATCATGGAGTATATAAGCATTTTTGTGAGTAGAAATTATGTGTTATATGCAAAAGCAAATGGATGTCTTGTAAATAGGCATGCGTACAAATGCTATGCGCAGAGGTATGTGTATATCCTCGACACCTCGCACTCTCCTATTCTCATTCCCTTTCCTCAAATCACCCTATTTTTGCATTGTTTCCTTTGTCCATGCGGTTTTTGGAGTGGTTGGTAACCTCTTTTTCGTTTTCTTTTATCTATATACTTATACTATCTTCTTCGTTGGTGGTGTATAATGATTGTTTTTAAAATGGTATCTATTCGCTGGAGCGCGAATGTACGATACCATTTTAGGAGCTATAAAACCATTTTTAAGCCTATTTCCTATATATAGTATATATACTATATATAGGAACTTTCAATGTATCGTAACTATCCTATACACTTGGATGATGATATATCCTTAGAGTGGTATGTTCCTATAGTTTAAAGTAGCTTCCATTCCCTCAAAACATATGAAGCCAAATAAGACGATTTAAGGCACTTTCTTTTGGTAGGTGGTAGTGGAGTACCATTTTGACAAGAAAGTGCAAGGAAAACAAAAAGAAATAGGTTAGGCGGGTATTTTGTTTATCCAGGGTATCTTTAGGGACTGTTTGAGGACTCTCCATATAAAGCCTGCGTCTCTAATACCTCACAAGATAAAACTTCCAAATAGCACCCATATGGGCATTTTCAAAAATAATAATTTTATTTATATACCTAATTATCAGATACTTATATACATAAAATTTTCAAAATGCTTCTTTATAAAGACCATATCCGGCTATATTGCTTTTTCATATAGCGGTTTATTGTTTTATGGGTTTCTCCATATAGAAAGTGCGTGCCCAATACCTCACAAGAAATGAACTTAAAATACTGTCCATATAGGGCTTCCTCAAATTAAAGTACATATTTATCCTATTGATTTTCAATACCTTATATACATAAAATTTAAAAACATACTTCTATAGGGGTGTTTTTAAGACAAAAATCTCATTGATTTTCAGCTATTTACATATATACAAAAATCCTAAAGCATCATCCCTATGGGCTTTTCAAATCTCTATTCCTATTAGATGGGAGGGGTGGGGGTATTTGTTTTTCTACATATAGTTTTTCTTTGTTGATTTTTTGAAAGTGGATATATACGAAAATTTGGTTTTTCTTCCCTATAGGGGATTTTTAGGGGTTGTTCATACCTATTCTTTTTCGGAAGGGGGTCGGCTAAAGCCGCCTTTTTAACCCCTTCCGAGCGGGAATCGCTGCGCTCAATACATCAAAATGACAATTTGTAAAACCAAACAAAACAATTCCTATCAAAATGATATGGTAAAAATGAAGATTTTCAAACTCCAAACCCTATAAGGGGGTAGGCAAAATTGAAAAATTGCAAATGTCTGATTTTTAAATAATTGAAAATTTTGGTTGATTTTAGAATGACGCAAATTCTCATCTTTTCAATTTTTGACTATTTGTAAACTTTTTGTATACGTATTCTTTCAAAATGATACTCGTAAATTGTTAAAATCAGTCCAAAATGTAAGAATATATTATTACAAATCACAGGATTCTTCCTACTTCCGAGTAGTATCTATAGACACATTTGTAGCAATAGAATAAGTGTTGTTTCTTTCAATAGAAGCAAATCTCCTATTTTAACAGGTGGTAACATTTTTCCTGCCTATTTGTAAAGGTATATTCTTACATTTTTAAAAAGGTAATTAACATTTGGGTAAAATGATACTGATTTTGGAGGAGGAGGACTTATTGTATATTTTTTTAAATGAGTATTAAAAATCGGTTTTTGGTAATTTTTGAAGATAATATATTAAATATCAACCATTTATAAATTTTCATTCTTTGAGTACGCCCTATATGCAAAAAAGTTTGACTTATTGTAATTTTTACATGAAAAATAGGCTTTGCTTGCCATAGTATAGTATTACATTTTCAAGAAAAATGATTTTAACATTTCCAGCAATACTATACTATGGGAAGATCACTGCATCTTGGAATAGTATTCTAGAAACTTGTTCAAGATATGCAGTTGTCCTGCCGGAGTTGCCATAGGTGTCGATACGGTTATCGTACTTCCGTTTGGTTTTGTGATTACCCTTTTCTTTATTTCAAACAATCCTGCTTCTACATAGCGTTGCATAGGCTGATTATAGTATTCTCCTTTTGTTCCCAGATAGCCTTTCTTTCTTAACCACTTGAATAATCTGTTTTGTCCGATCTCCATTCCGTTTTGACAGATTATCTTTGCAAGCTCTGCAACAAGACAGGATCGTTTGGATTCGGTTACAGCCATTGCGAAAATCACTTTTGGAGTATCTTCTTCAATTCTCTTTTCCAATTCTTTATTTTCAGCAGACAATTCTCCCACTTTTGTTTCAAGTGCTTTCTTTTCTTTTTGTTCCTCTATCCACTTTTCCGCTCTTTTAATAGGATCGTCTATCTGGTAAGACGGCAAGGATGCTCTTTTTATGATTTCTTTCATTTTATTGAAAGCTGCGATATATTCTAATTTAAACTGGATTGCTTTTTCTCCAGTAAATCCCATAACAAGAAGCGTAAATCCTGTTTCTGTCATTGCATAAAATTTTAATTTCTTAGAACCACCGTTTGATATTTCGACATCTTCTTCCAATTGCTCAAAATTGAGTTTTCGTTCATTTTCAGGTAGTTTGACTAAAAGCTCTTCTATATCTCTAATAACATTAGAATGTCTTTTGTTAAACTTCATTGCTACTAATCTACTATTAGTTAATGCTTGATTTTCTTTTCTGTAAACTAATTCGTTCATAACTTTAAATATTTGATTACGGGCAAAAGAAAACGGCTTTGCCCTTCCCGTTGCAATCAAATAAAGTAGAATAGTCCTACTGTATTGGAAGATACAAAGCCGTTGAAATATAGTTTAAGTATTGGTTATCGGAACAATACTCATTACTACAGTAAGACTACTCATTTCTATTTGATTGCATCACAAATATAGCAACAAATCTTTGATCATAAAATGGATTATCTTACCGTAGTATAACTTTTAGAAGAATAGGGATTATTTCGTTTCTTATCCTGCTTTTATTCCCCATATATTTCATTTTTCTGGATTTTCAGCAATTCCTAAAAGACATTCATTGTCCTCAAAAGGAATGCAACAGTCCCATAATGTTCCAATGGAACATTCATACTTATAAGACAATCCATCAGAATCGTCCACAATTTCCCTTGCAAACAAGCTGATATGCCATTCTTTATCGTCCTCGTCTCTTACCAGCACTTTGTCAAACGGCTTAAACTCATATTTCGGCTTTTCTCTGTCACAATCTGACCTGGTATTTTCCCTTCTCTTATTCTCTTCGCCGTTTCTAAATCAAACGGGATTGTTGCCATTTTCTGTTCCATAATCTTATTTGTTTTTCTTAAAAAGTTATTCGTTTTCTTCGAAATCAGATGCCGACCCTACAAGATCAGCGGTTGATTTATCGAAAGGAATGCAATATGCCCAGCATTTGCCTCCTACGGTAACATATATCCTTTCTTCTGGCTCTGTACTGGTAATATGAGAAAACCAATCTGCCACCCATTCTTTATTTCTGTCTTGTCTTACAAGAACCTTATCAAAAGGACAGAAATAGTAAACAAATTTCTTTCTCGCAAGAGAATAATGCAGATGCTTTTTATGATTTTCCTGATTCCAGATATCAATTTCGCTTTCCGTAGCCAAACGGGAAATAGGCAATATTTGTCCTTCATTTGTTTTAAGGGAAACGCCGTTCATGTCCACAAAACCAAATGAACAAAATTCTTCGTTGTAAGCTACTTGCCCTGGCACAAAAGGAGAATTTATTTCTATTTTAGTAATATCAAACTCATCCCATGTTCCTGATGTTGACGGAAACAAAACTGTCTGTCCGTGTTCTGAAAGTCTGCCTAATTCATCCAATTTCAAATATTTTGTAAAGCCGTTTGATGTTTCAGTTATCACAACAATACAATTGTCCTCAACATGATCAAGTAAGACTTCTCCATGTGTAATCGTGTACAATTTAGTGTACTTTGGACACTCTTTTATTAATTCAACTATATTCATATTGTTTGTTTTGTATCTATGTATTTTTCTTAAACTCATTCTACCCATTTGGCATTATCAGGCATTAACTCCTTAAATTCTTCTGGAATTTTCCCTTGATGCCACCAATCATTGGAAATGATTTTTCTCCCATCATTTGAAATAGCCTCCATTATTCTTCCTCCCATACCCATGAATCTTCGTGTTTTGTTGTTTGTATTGGGAACAAACGGGTGAACTATCCATGATTCTCCATCTATAATCAACCAATTGGGATTATTCTTATTCTCTTCATATAGTCTGATCCAAAACGCACAAGAATAGCAAACCCCATCTCGTTCCATAATAGATTGTATAGGACATTTGCAAAAATGTTCAGGATTCATGTCGTGTATATTATTTTGTCCCGACCCATCTTCATGTTTGCACTTAGGACATGTCTTTTTCTTCGTTTCCATATTGTTTATGCTGTTTTTAAGGTAATAGATCATCTAAATAAGCCCATGATTCCATTTCATAAAATCTGTATAAAATACATCCTGGACGGCTGGATACAAAAACTTTGTTCTCTTCCAACACACCCATAACAGGAAAGCGTTTCGTTATCCCCACCTTTTTAGGGATAAATATAGCAAGACGATAGCATTCTGGAATTATTGTTATGGGGTGCCACACGCTGCCTATGCGCCAGCTTGCACCAGCTTTGAAGGCTTTTTGTAATTCTACTGCCATGCCTTTACCTGTCCAGATATCATGATCTTTTTCTTGATAAGACTTTGCTGCTTTTTCAATATCTTCTCTTTCCATTTTTCTTTTGTTAAATTAATATCTTTCGCGAAGTGAATTATTGTTCTGTCTCTAAACTCTCTGCAAGTTCTTAAAGAGAACCTCGTACAAAGGCTGTTGTTTCATCACTACATCGACTTAAGAAATTCAACAATGTGCTCTGAATATTGTACCATTCATTTAACTCCTGCTGTAAATATTCTTTTTCATTCATATCTATTTGAATTTCATCTTTTCCAATGCTTCTATCTGTTTTTTCAAAGAAGCGATCTTTTTTAATCTCATCTTCTCGGCTCTTTCCATAGCTTGTTCTCTTGTCCTAAAGCATTCCTTACCTAAAGAATAACTTGGAAACCCTCCTTTCTCGTATGCCCTTATATATCCATTTCCATGATCTTGTATTTTCACTTCTTTTTCCAATATGCCTTTTGTTAAGGCATATTTAGTTATAAAAACTTTTTCCATATTCTATTATTTTTGAATGGTATATCGTTCACACTTTCTCTTCATATTGTTTATGATGAACCTTCTCTCTGTCAGTGTAGTAATCTCTTTCTATCAAGTCCATAAGTTCGGACATGCTTTCAGAATTATCGTCAGATGATTTTCCTTTGAAGAAATACCTCATATAGTCTGACAATTGATTGGCTGCATTGCGAAAAGCCTTTTCTTTTTCCTTCCATTCATCAGTAGGAACAAACCCTCTTTCCTTGAAATGGACCATGTACAGATCAAGATAATAGACAGACAAGTCCGCCATATTAAGTGACAAATTGAGTGTTTTCGCAGCCCAGGAAACAAGAGATTTTTCCATGTTCTGTTCCTGGTAATAGAACTTGTCCTTTGATTTTATATAGTCCATTTCTTCCTGGAGCTTTAATCTTTTTTGGTTCAAATATGTGATTTTAGCCCAGTTCCGCATACTTCTCGCTTTACTGATTTCTCTTTGAATTTCCCTTAATTCAATAGAGACTTCTGTTTTTGTTCTATCTTTCGTTTCCATATTTTGTTGTTTTTGAGATGATTATATTATTCTACATCGAAAAGTTGATCTAATACCAGTAATTCTGCATTCATATTTTCGTCTTTTGGGAAACGAACTTTTATATTTCCAAACTTAGATGTCTTGAATAAGATGTAAGGATTTCTATCCTCGGCAGTTACCGGTTTGTATTCTCTGATCTCTGACATTTTGAGATACCAGTCACCTATTTTTACGAATTTGGGGAATACAGAACAAAGATACTGTTTTACAGGAGACATGTCTTTGTTCTCTTTAAAAGGAATGATTTCTTCTTTTCCTCTTATTCTGATTGAAAGAAAAGGACGAATGTTATCTGTTTCATTTTGAAACTTGAAGCCTGTTACAGCTTGTTTGGGTAATCTTCTTCCCATTAAGATAAAATAGCTCATTGCGGTAAAATTTACAGTAGTAAAACAAAAACCGGCGGAAGTCTTGTGCGGAACATTCCGCTAGGAAACTTAAAATATGAAAAGATTAACAGGTTTCTTCTCTTGTACCAAGAAGGTGTTCGTTTCCTTCGTACGGAACACAATGATCCCACAGTCCTCCTAAACAGCGGTGCTTATGGGATTCCATGTCAAAATAAGAATAAAAATCAATTGACCACACAGTAAAACAATCGTTGATTGATGCCATGTCTTTTACAAGAACTTTCTGAAATGGCTGAAATTTCGTAACTGCCGGCACAGCTTTGTAAATAGGTAAGATAAGTTTACCTTCTATCCATAAAGGAACGAGATTCCTTGTGAAGAATTTGGGATCATTCACATTCACTTCTTCTTTTGAAAGGTCTACTTCTTCAAGTTTGTACACCTGATCTTCCAACATCCAACTATGGAACACAAAGTCTTTCTGTGTCTTCAAAGAAATACATACTTCATCTATCTTTTCGATACAAAAGAACTTGCCACATAATTTTTTCATGTTATTTGTGAATGCAATAGGGCCTTCGACAGTCACAGAACCATTTTCTGTTTTGTTACTGTTGTACCAGTCAAGAGATTTGACCTTAACAATGTCACCTACTTTAAATTTCGTCTCTTTCATCGTTTTCTTCTTTTTCGTTATCACTAATATTTCCATTATCATCTTCTTTAAATAGTTGTTTTATGTTCACGCCTAAAAATTTTGCTATTCTAATCAATGTATCCATAGTAGGATTCCCGTTCACGATAGAATAAAACGATTGCCGAGTTATTCCTAACTTTTCGGACATTTCATTGACTGAAATGCCTTTTTCAAGCATGACTTCACGTATCCTTAATTTATTCTCCTTCATTTTTGATTATTTTTCTGTTGCAAATGTAATAGTTTATTCTTACATGTCAAAATATATTCTTACATTTTCTTCAAAATATTTTTAGTGTAAGAATAACACTTGTTATCAAAATAGTCAATATCAAGATGTAAAACTCATTCTCATAAGTGCAATATTTCGCCATTGCATCTATGAGAAGATATATCATGACCGACCGTATCATACCAGATTCTGTTTTTCTTTCCTTTCGTTCCATTCTTCAAGAAAATCTTCCACACTCACAATCTTATCTCCTGGCAAGACTTGATCTTTCGTTATTCCGTAGTACAAATCACCTTCTATCTTTATATAGTCGGCATAGTTTTCCATTGTCTGTGAACAGTACAAAGGCTTAAAACCAGCATCAGCCAGGATAATACAACTCTCATACCTCCTGTTTTTAATTACAAAAATCTTTTCCTTTCCTTTCATGTCGTAAAATTATATTCTGACAGCAAAGGTAAATGTAAGAATATGTTATTACAAACCACAAGAAGAAGTTTAACATATGTTAATGTATTTGCGATTGAAAGAGCTTACATCTATTTTTGAAGAAAAAATAAAGTCATGACATATCAAGAACGTTTAGAAGCAGCTATCAAAAAGCTACAAAAGGTCTATCCTAATGCAACGGTAGAACAAACTATTGATCAGAATGGGAATGCCATTTGGCAAACAACCATTCCAGGAGAGAAGATCATTGAAAGCATGAACGTAAATGCTTTGGAAATTGTAGTCAACAACCTTTATGAAGCCTATCGGGTAAAGGTTGGGGCGAAGAAATAGTAAATCGAACTTATTTGTCATATTAAGTTAATCAATGACATTGCGGTTAAACAGTTTTGAGAAGGGGTGCTTGCGAAAGTGCTCCTTTTCTTTTATCTTTGAAGCGGTTAATTAGCTCAAAAACAATTTATCATGAACAAAATTTTATTGACATTGGCTTTTATGTTCTCCTATGTCGCCTGTATTTTTGCACAAGGGGAACTTCCAGAAGAAACAGTAGATTACGCTGCAAATTTCGCTACTTTTGCAGGAGTAGTGGGTGTTACAGCAGTCGTAACCGAATTTATCAAGAAACTTTTCAAAGTAGAACCTTCCGAATGGGTACAACGGATCATCTCTTGGGTGATCGGTATCGGACTTGGAATGTTTGCCTGGGGATTCAATCTTGGAATGTTTGAAGGTCTGGATTGGTGGCAAGCACTCTTATGGGGATTTGGAGCAGGATTAGCATCGAACGGCGTTTTTGATTCCGGACTTATCGAATGGCTGTTTGGATTGTTTACCAAGAAAAAGGAATAATCTTCTTCATCACACTTTTTGTTTTTATTGGTTCAGGCGGGGCGAAAGTTCCGCCTTTATTATACATTAATATATACAGCTATGACAATAGACGAAAAATATACAAAACTGAAAAGCATTTTCTTTAAAGATTTTGTAGTAGTGGCAGAGAACTACAATTGCCGGGGAACTAATATCCCAGCAAGTAAAGTGACAAAGAGTAACACAACAGGGCTGAAAACCTTATATTGGGGAGACGGGACGATCAATATGGCGGAATACCTACATTATTTGTATATAGAAGCTGCGCTGGGGGATAAATCTTGTGTAGATAAAATTTACTGGTGTCTTAAATCAATAGAAAGACTTTCTTTGAGTGTCTATGAGGATGAAAAGATGAAGAATCCAAAAGTATATTTTAAATACGAGCCTGGATTCTTCCTTAGAGACGACATATCGGTAAATTCAAAAGACCTTTTTGACGCTTTCAAAGTGGAAAGTGGTTACTCGAACGGTATCGAACTTGAAAATGAAGACCCCTGTTTTTCTCCTTTTGTCTCACAAGACCAAATTTGGAACTTACTTCCATCTCTTGCATTAATAGCGGAGGGGATGGAAGATCACAAAACAGGCATTTTAGCAAAAGAAATACTGAAAAACATCCTTTCCTATGTTTCTGATCACGGACATACCATTTACAATCCCTATTTCAGTGCATTGAAACATTTTTGGACGTACCTTCCTTCTATGAACACAGAAAAAGTAAAACCATGGGATAGGGTGTATGATAGGAACATTCATTTGAAATACACAATCAAAGTAAAAAGAGGTGCTAACAACTGGTATTTTGCTTATGGATTCAGAAAAACGCTCAAAAAATTCATTCCAGAAGCAAAATTGAACGGTTTTCTGACTTTTTTGTACGGTTTATGGTATATTCCATTCATTTTTCTTGCTGATAGGGTATATTTCCCTATTGTTACCCGGTTCGGAGCAAAAAGAAAAGACAATTCCTATTACTGCATGTCGTCTGCCGGTGATGTTTGGTATTCCGGGAGGAAAAGTTATCTCAAAAGGGTATGCAAGAAATTCAACAAGGATAAGGAATATACCTTTCCCGCGCTTGCAGAGTGCATGAAACAGGAAAAATGGCAATATCTGAACCTGGAAGAAATGGAAAAATGGCTGAATGAGTATGAATTTGACGAAAATTCGCTTGAATCTCCGGTGAAATTTCTAACTTTGTATTGTTACTTGAAGTTGTCCAAACAATTAATTGCTTAAAATCTTAGCCACAGTGTTTTGTCCCTGTCTTTCTTCGTGAGAGGCAGGGATTTTTATTTCCATTTACAAAAGTGTAAGAATATACTATTACATTTTCACGTAAATTAACCTATAAGGCTTCGTTTTTGTACAAAATGATGTTACTTTTGCGGCATATTCAAGTAACAAAAACAAATAGAATTATGAAACCTTTCAATTTAGAAGAAGCAAAAGCTGACAAACCCGTCTGTACAAGAGATGGTAAGAGAGTAGAAATCATTTCTTTTGAAAACCCGAATAGTGTTTATCCTATTTTAGCGAGAGTATTTTCATATAATATCGATTACATTGATCTTTGTTATAACCAAGAAGGATACTTCTTTAATGATAATAGAGAATTTGGAGTAGATTTAATGATGGTGGAAGATGCAACCATCCCTTCACTCTGGACACAATCTTGCACAGAAGAAAACACGATAATCAATTACACAATCAAAAACTAATAGGAGTATGGAAACGAAAATGACGGAGAGGCAAGAGTTGCTTTACGAAACAAGGAAGAAAAAGCCATTCAGGGCTTTTATCATGACCTGTATGTGGGGTGGATTTGGGCTTTATTATACTGGTAAACCTATTATCGCATCCATCCTGACCATTTGTACCCTGTACAACATTTTAGGCGCTGTAGTGACCTTATTTAAGGTCGATTTGGTGAACTGTGTTGAACACCTACTTTGGTTTACCGGATTTTGGATTTTCTCAATCCTGATAGCGGTTCCTTTGGCAAAGGATACAAACAACAATATCAAACGTGAAATCATTAAAAACAACAAATAACATGAAAAGAGTAATTTTTATCAGTGTATTATTTACACTTATTTCGATGTGTGGATGCAAGCAGGAAGCCTCTAAAGAATCAGAAATTACCAAAGAGCAAGAAACCTCCAAAGAATTGAACATCTATCAAATTATGGATATTCAATTTAAAATATTGGATGCTTCTTCTAAAGATTTTTTGGTTGAAGAAGCTGATAAACTCATTCCAAAAGAAGCCTACAGCGAAAGGGTTGCTATAGAGACTGGAGGAAAAGCTATAAAATATAGCCTCAATACAGGTTATAAATTAAGTGTAAACGAGGTTTTTGATGAAAAATCAGGGATAGTTCCTTATACAAGTCTCGAAGCAAAGTTCGATATTTATGATATGGAAGATACAAAAACCTTTATAGATGGGATTCTGAATTATCTGAAAGAAAAGAAAAGGTTAAAGAAAGAAGGGATATCCGAGGTTGTAGATAAACCAGATTACAAACTTATTGCCCTTATTTGGGACGGTGGATTCAGTTCAATTGAAATGAAACAAAACGGAGCAATTGGATTTGACATTATCTTTATCAACTATTACGACATGAACAAACAAAATAAAAAGTAAGGATATGGAAAAGGTGGTCACATATTACTTAGACAGAAAGGGTAGGGTGTTCTTACTATTTACTTGGAATGGAAAGGCTTTAGATGCTTTTAAGTCAGGTTTCTTCCCTAAAGATATGCCTGTAGAAATGATTCCTAAAGAAGAAAACATATCTGGTGAGAACCTCCTTATGGTAGAATACTTACCAGGAAGAAAAATCCTACTAAGAGTGGGAGATGGCATTTTAAGAAGCTACGAATGGAAAGGTGTCAAGAAAATGTATAGAGATAAAAACTATACAAAACAAAACACCTTCTTCCAGCAGAAAAATTGGAAGAAGATAAACAACCCTGTAAAAATAGAAAAGATAATAGCTATAAGAGAAAAAGGCAAAACAAAAGTAAAACCTGGCATGATAAGAGTTACCGAATATCGTCCAAAATTTGTATCTTTGAAGCAAAGAGTAGAAAACGAAAATAAAGATTTGGAATTTTAGAATCGTTTGTCATGTGAACAGCAAGGTGAGGGTGGTTGAGAAATCGTCCTCACCTAACAACAACATAATATCCTAAACCGAACACCTTGACATTTTCTTCAAAATTCTTATTTTACTATTCGATGGGTGGGTAGCGGTCAAATTGATTTGCTACCCATTTTTCATTTACATGTTCCTTTTTTAATGCCATCATTTCCCCTCCATTTCCTTGTCAAAATGTTTTCATCATAACCACCACATCCTTAGAACCTTACAAC